AAGAATAGTAAGCTAGCATACTATCTTAAAAAAATGGATGCAAATTGTTCATGTGTGTTTAACGAATATTTTGAAGAAGAGATTATAGATAATAAAGGCAAGCAATGCTCTTATTTTAATTTTAGCGGTGCTGAAAGAAAGAATATCGACTTAGCATGCTTGTTTACGTTTATGGATATTCGCCGACTCCAAGGCGATGTATCGTTTAATTTCAGCATATATGATGAATTATTTGATTCTAGTTTAGATGAAAAGGGCGTCGAACTTGTTATTGCAATTCTCAAAGAGAGAGTGGATAAATTCAATGAATGCATAATGGTTATTAGTCACCGTAAAGAAAGTATTAAAGCTGCAACCGGTGATATTATTTTCCTTGAAAAAACAAATGGTATAACAAAACGAGTTGATTATAAAGAATATAATGCATAATTATAACAATGATCCCAGGACCCTTTGTACAACCTTTTGCTTCACCTTTTGTTCAACCGTTTCCAAGCATGCCAGGGCAGCAGCAACAAAACGCATTGCCCCGCCCACCTGAACTTGATTTAAGTAGATCGTTAAATTATTATGCCGATTATAGTGGATGCGGCTTCTGGCGCATGATTTGGCCAGAGCATCTCCTAAACGCACATAGTAAGAGTGTTGTACATGGTAGTACTGTAATGTGTTTCGATCCTAACTACTACCGTGGTATTAAAACTGTCCGTATCCAGAGACAGGCTACCGCACAGCAAGCTAAGTTTATTGAATTCTTAAAAGACTTAAGTAGAAAGCACGATTTTAAAATTATCTATGAAATTGACGATCTAGTGTTTAGCGAAGATATTCCAGAATACAATAAATTTAAACCTGCGTTTACTGATCCCGAGATCCGTAAGACCGCGCAACGTATTATGGAGATGTGTGATGAGATTACTGTGACATGTGATTTCATGAAAGATTATTACATGAGTAAGACTTCTAACAAAAACGTTACTGTTATTCCGAACTATCCTCCGAAATGGTGGATGGGTAATTTCTATAGTGATAGACGGATTTCAGAGAACTATGATTTAAATGAAAAACGTCCCCGTATTCTTTATGCAGGGTCTGGCGCGCATTTTGATGTCGATAACAGAGTAAATCAGAACGACGACTTTTTTCATGTGTGTGATATTATTATTAAGACTCGTCACAAATACAGATGGGTATTCTTAGGAGCATTTCCTCTGCCCCTCAGACCATATGTTATGAATGGTGATCTCGAGTTTCACCCATGGGAAAATCTATATAACTACCCAGAAAAGATTTTTAATCTCAAAGTCAATATGCTTGTTGCACCTCTTCAAGATAATACGTTTAATAAGGCCAAGAGTGATTTAAAGTATATTGAAGCATGTTGTTATGGCTTACCGATTGCCTGTCAGGATATGGTAACATACGGTGAAGCACCTATTAAGTTTAAGACAGGTGATGAAATGATTGGATGTATTGAGGATACACTTCTCAAGAAAGGCAAATATATGAATCAGTGCGCTAAGTTTAGAAAAGTTGCAGAATCGCGCTGGCTTGAGAATGAAGACAATATTAACAAATATGTCGAATTATATAATATGCCATACGGTCATTCAGATAGAAAGCTGCTTAACGTAATTAACGGATTAAAGTAGTCAAAATATTAACATTGTACTTCTCAGAATATAATATATAATTGGATTGTGTATCGTAGTGTAGCCTATTTACCGAGAGATCAGCTCATGCGTCTTTTTACCTGGGACGAGAATGGGAAGCGTATAACTCTAGATTCAACGTTTGAGCCTTATATATATCTTGAAACAAATAATCACCCAGACACTACAAGTATCTTCAATACGAAGTTAAAGAAGAAAAGATTCAAGAATCAAGCTGAACGTTCGCGATACCTAAAGGATAATAAAGTTACCAGAGTTTTTGAAAACCTAAATATACAGCAACAGTTTCTTATTGATACATTTTGGAAAGAGAATGAAAAGCCAGAATTCACTAAAAACGATCTTAAGGTATTGTTTATTGATATCGAGACTTACAGCCCAGATGAATTTCCTAAGCCAGAAGATCCACAGCATCCTATCAATATTATTACAGTCTATGATTCAATTAGAAAGCACTTTATTACATGGGGACTTAAGCCATATAACAAGAAGAATGAAAGCCATACGTACATATACTGCAAGACTGAGAAAGATCTTTTAGCTAAGTTTTTAAGTTATTTTACTTCTGATTATCCTGATATCTTATCTGGATGGAATAGCGAATTTTTCGACGTACCTTACATTGTAAATAGAATTACCCGCATTCTCGGTGAAGATGAAACTAAAAAATTATCACCTGTTGGGTATATACGTCCTATAACTTTTACAGGTCGATTTGGTAGAGAGCAAGTGCATTGGCATTTAGAAGGAGTTTCATGCGTCGATTACTTAGATATTTACAGACGATTTTGTCCTACGTTAAGAGAGTCCTATAAGCTTGATGCTATTGGTCAGACAGAACTCGGTGAAAATAAGATTGATTACGGTGATACAAACCTTGCAAGTTTAGCTGATGATAATTGGGAGCTGTTTGTTGATTATAACGTACAGGACGTTAATCTGTTGGTCAGATTAGAATCAAAGCTGCAATACCTACGGCTTCTTAGAATGATTGCATATGCTGGGTTAACCACATTTGAAGGAGCTCTAGGCTCTTTATCGGTAATTACAGGTCTTTGTGCTATAAGAGCTCGTACGCGAGATCAACGCATACCTACATTTAATAAAACAAATACAAGTGAAGAGCAAAACGCAGGTGCTTATGTCGGTGAACCTCGCAAAGGATTTCAAGAGCATATTGTATCCTTTGATGCTAATAGTCTATATCCAAACGTTATGATAACGTTAAATCTTTCTCCTGAAACGAAAGTTGGATCTATTATTGACAAGACTGATAAAGACGTTACTATTAAGCATGTAAACGGTCAGACTTTTACGTTATCGCACAAAAGCTTTGTTGACTTTATTCAAAAGGAAGAAATAGCAATTTCTAAAGCTAAAGTTCTTTTTACACAAAAAGAAAAAGGTATCATTCCAATTACAGTAGATCACTTTTACAAAAAGAGAGTCGAAATTAAAAAGAAGCTCAACACACTTAAACGTAAAATCGTAAACATCGAAGAATCCGCACCTGAGTATGCAAACCTTAAACATGAGATTGATAACTTAAATATTACGCAACACACTATTAAGATTCTTATTAATACAATTTACGGTTACTTTGGCAATAAACATAGCCCTCTTGGTGATGATGAATTAGCTGAATCAATTACACTTACTGGTCAAGCAGTTATTAAGGAATCAAATAGACTTCTAGAGAATTATATTAAAGAAAAGGCTAAACTTACCGATCAAGATATTTTAGAAGATACACCCATTATCTACAACGATACGGATAGCTCCTATATTTCTATTAAACATATAGTAAAAAATACAGGATTAAAAATGTTAGATTCCAAAGGTAAAATTACCCAAGAATATTACAAACAGGTACAAGATATTGAAGATTATCTCAATGAAAATATTATTAAGTGGGGTCAGCAAGCGCTTGGGTCCAAAGATTGTCGTTTTGTTTTTAAGCGTGAAGCAATTGCAGATAGCGGTCTCTTTTTACAGAAAAAACGATATGTGCTACATGTTTTAGACGAAGAAGGTATTCCTTGTGATAAATTTAAGTATACAGGTGTTGAGGTTGTTCGAACAACGATGCCTGCTCCTATTAAGCCTTATGTAAAAAAGATTATCGAGACAATGCTTCTAACTCGCGATCTTGCTACTACAAATAAAATCTTCAATGAAACGTATGATATCTTCAAAAAGCTTCCTATTGAAGATATTGCCTTTGTAATGGGAGTTAAAGGCTACGAAAAATATGCTGCGCAATGTGACGCGTTTAAAACTGCAAAGCATATGCCTATTCATGTCAAAGCAGCTTATTTTTATAATATTCTTTTAGATAGATTCAATACTGGTAAAAAGTACGAAAAAATATCGTCTGGCGATAAAGTAAGATATTTTTATGCTCGACAACCTAATAAATTTGGTATTACAACAATAGGATACAAATATGATTTTCCTAAAGAATTTGCAAATACATTTGAACTCGACTATGAGTTAATGTTTGAAAAGATTATTTTCTCTGTCATAGAGAGATTTTATGAAGCTGTGGATTGGAAGCTTTATTCTCCTGGATCACAGGTGCAGACAGATCTTTTTGAACTTCTTGCCGTTTAACAGTTGATTTTTTATACTAGGTATTTAAATTAATTATATGTCAAACGAAAATATTGTAACCTTTATTGATCACATCGGCCGTACCATGATTGGTACATTAGTTAAGGAAGATAAAACACATCTTCATGTTAAGAACCCTGCTATCATTCACGTGCAGCCCACGCAGCAAGGTCAACTTAATGTACAAACAATTCCTCTCTATTTTAGAGAATTTGTCGGCGAGAAAGCAAAGACAGAGGGTACTGTTTGGAAGTTTAACTTTAATAACATTGTTCTCGGAGTTGATATTCAGAATGATGAACGTCTTGTTGATCAGTATGTGAAGCTGTTTTCAGCTCCTCTTGCTGCAACAGGCACTTCCGGTGCTCCGTCTTCTGACAAAGTA